TATCATTGACAAATCTGTTGGTGAAGATGATGAAGATTTAGATTATTTTAAATCCCTTGCGGAATCTAACTGATTCTTAACCCATGCCATGCAAGTGCTACCCCGGCTTCGGCCGGGGTTTTTATTATGCAGACATTGTGCTCAACATGGCGCTGGCAAGTTCTTGGTCATATACTGCAGCTACTTGATTTGATCCACCGCCGCCAGATTGACTAGAATTATTGTTTGTCGTATTATTAACAACATTAGTATTTCCGCCGCCCGAAGAAGATTTTCCATCTGCAACAGCCGTAGAAACTGCTGCTACCATTTCGCCACTACCTGATTTTCCACCAGCATAAGATGGCGATCCGCCTCCTGAAGTAAACATTGCTAATTCTTCGTTTCTTCTGGATGTTAAACCTGCACTAACTTGACCACTTGCTTTATTGTATTTTATAATCGCTTCAGCTATTTGTTCATTTGTTCTTGTTCCGCCCGCAGTTACTTGATTTAAAGCACCTGGACCTAAATTATAAGCAAAAGAAGAAAGTGCATCAATTTGATTTTGATTCCAATTGTATCCTTTTTGAGAGCCAAAATCCGATACAATCTTCTGTGTTTTTTCCAAATGTTCTCTTAATCTTCTATCTGCTTCAGCTTCATCAATCACCTCAGTTGCACTATTAGCTTTTGTACCATAACCAATACTGTATTGTTTGTGATCCCAAAAAGCTTTAGCGGAGAAACCTTCTTTCTTTTTAACAAAAGCAACTAATTGATCACTAACACCGCCAGTTTGTGGTGCAGGAGTTGGTGCTGTAGAACCAGATGGGCCAGCCGGTGTTGGTGAAGTTGATGTTGCTCCCATTCCTCCAGCACCAGTTTTACCTACGGCTCTGCCTGCCGCTGCAGCCGCATTTTCTGCTCTCTGAGCACCTTTTGCATCTAACTGAGCAAGACCTAACATACCTGATGCTAAGTCTTTTAATCCTTGGCCAACCTTAGAAAGATTTTCGCCGTTAATTGATTGTAACGGCATTAATGATGATGCAATTCTTTCAAATATTGAGGGTTCTTTTGTGGAACTGCCATCAGTTTTGATGCCAAAAAAACTTAAAACAGATGCACCAGCCGATTTAAAGAAGCCAGCTAATTTCCCTAAACCTTCTGCACCAAGAAAAGCTACCATGCTGGCAGCAAGAACAGGTAAAGCTGTAGCAATAGCAAGAAGATTAGTTCCACTTATATTACTGAAAGCTTCTAAACCTCCAGCAAGATTTACAAATAAATTTCTCAATGGTTCAGCGCCACCAAACATATCAATAACTTTTGCACCACCACTTAAAGCTACTAGAAATGCACTAATACCTAAACCAACAGCTGCGATTCCAAATCCAGCACCAGCAGCTGCACCAACTCCGCCAACAGCACCAAATAACATTCCTGGAGCTAATAGAGCACCCATTGCTACTAATGATTGACTATTAAATGCATTAAGACCTTCTGCTAAATTAACCAACATATCACGAACACCAGCAGAACCACCAACCATTTCGGACAAAGCTCCACCAGCAGACAGACCTGCCATAAAACCGCCAATACCAACACCAATCGCAGCAATACCAATTCCACCTTTGACCGCATTACCAGCACCAGCATAGGCACCAAATAGCATTCCAGTACCAAGTAAAGCACCTAGTGCAAGCAATCCTTGACCACTAAATGCACTAAGACCTTCTGCTAAATTAACTAATAGATTTTTTATTCCTTCGCCGCCACCTAGTGATTGTGCTGCTGCTCCACCAGCAGCTAAGGCAGCGAGAAAACCTCCAATACCTGCACCTAAAGCGGCTAAACCTAAACCTGAACCAAGTAGACCACCTAGGCCTCCGCCGGTTGAACCACCAGAAGCACCAGCAGTTCCTGATGGTGATCCACTTGTTTTTTTAAATTGAGATTTATAGTTACTTTCTCTTTTTCCAACTTTTACGAAGTGTGCATCACCTTTTTTTGCACCTTTTATGCCATGAATTTTAATAAACTTCGCAAAGTTTTGTTTCATTATATTCATATCGTATGCTATACCTGGCAACGACATAGAATTTTTAGTGAAAATTGCTGTATCTCTTTTTACATCCGACATTGTACCTATTAAAATATCAAATTTTAAATCGGTTGAGGCACTAGAAAAAGAAGGAGTAACTGCACTTGCTGATTTACTTGATGATCTTGATGTTGCTGAATAAGCTTTAAAAAGTGATGGAAGTGCAGCTGCTAAAAACCCCCGTTGGTTAAACAGTTGCCGTGGGTCTATTTTTTCTAATGTTCCTTTGCCAACAGTAGAAAAAACACCACCGCCTTTTTGTTTTTCTGACCGATATATTTCGGCTAATCTCGATTTTGCCATTTATTTTTTATTTCTTTGTAATTTTATTTTTTCATTTTCTTCTTCAAGATATTTTATTAACATATCAACATATAACTGTCTTTCCCACGGCATCATATTATCCAACTCAGTCAAACTATATTTGTGGTGTTGCATCAACGAAAAATTAGTTTGGAAATAATTCTCCAAACTTTCGTGAGAAAGACTTATGCGAAAAAATTTTGTACTCCTTCAATTGTAACCTTTTCTCCGTACCCACATTTTGGACATTTAAAATCAAAGTCTTTAGTCAATTTAGGCATAGTTTCAAAAAACTTCTGAATTTTTTCTAAATCAACTTGTTGAAGGTTTTCAATAAAATCAATCATTTCTTTTTCGCCTACATCTTTAGCATAATAAATCTTTTCATCATCATAAACATAATCAATACAACTTGCAATTAAGTTTAAAATATCAACATTATCTTTTTTGTTTAATTTGTCAATCATATCAAAATTTGGATATTTCATACAAACACCTAACTTATCAGACAATGCAATTTTATCTGTGTGGTTTGAATTTTTTGTTGGTGCAATCTCTAATAAATTCACATCAACTTTTACCAAACCTCCACAACTCTTATCTTTTCCTTCGTCATCTTTTACTATGTTATTACAAGTATAACGAAGATTTGCTATTTCACCAACTGATCTAGCTCTAAGATTTAAAAACAAATTTTCTAAATCAAAAGTTGGTAGTTTATCAATATCAACCTTATCATCTAATATACAATTCTTTAGAACTTGTTTAATTGCATTAGTTACATCTTTTGCATCATCAGATTGTGCAGCCATTAAAAAAAGTTTTTGTTCTTTTACAAGAAATGGTCTAAATCGAACAGATTTTCCACTAGAAATTAAATTTGTTTCAAATACAGGTACATCAATTTTTGGTAAAGACATAATATCCTCGCTATGTTAATTTTTAAAAGGCACGACCAATTGGTAAAGCTCTTGCTGCAGCTGTGCCAAATAATGCGGCCGCAGCAGCTGCCAAATCATATGTTCCGGTGTAAATTGGTCTATATTTCTGATAAGAAAACTGAACTGAAAGTCTATGAAAATTTTCTTCACTCCAATTTAATGATTGCGCTGCAATTCCAACAGGAAAAGCATCAATCAATTCAACGGCAAAAATTTGTTTTATAAATTCATCATACTGAATAATTTTTATGTTAGTTAAATATCTGGTATTATTTGCATCATCTTTTGGAAATCTCAAATTATTTGTATCTGATGGTTGTATACAATTCATCCATCTTTCAAATAATTTTCTTTCAAAGAAATCATTCGTACATAAAAAAGTTAATGTAGTTTCGCCATATTGTGTTTGTTGTGGTACTTTAAATGACGGCCCATAAATCTTAACATCTTCTGTTTGTAATGTTTTTCCTGGCAATTCAGCGTTTTCACATTGAAGTGCTAAGTATCTTGTCAATGAAGAATTGGATGTTCGTGATTGTTCATCTTGTTGGCCAGATTTACCAAAAGCTGAACCAATAGCATCTGAAACATCTGAAATAACTGAATTTGGAAAATTTATAATTTTTTCAATAATTGAACTGCCAATAAACTGATTGATGTAAGGTGGGATTGGAAGAATTACTTCGAATCTGGATGGTTTTGCAAGACCATCTTTGCCACGAATGTTAGCTAAAAATAGATTTGGTGAAAATGACATTTAAAATTTCTTTCGTGAATCTGCGTAAACTTTACTTTCTGAAGCACCAACAATAGTTTCTGTTGGTAATAATGCAGCAATATCCCATTCATCAGCAGTTATCTCTATAAATCTAGAATTGATTTGTGAAAAGAGATACCTCTTGATGCACGGCATAGCTTCAAACGCAGAACTAGCTGATTTTAAATACTCATAACTAATCCTGAGTTTTGTTTTATCATCAAAATTTTTATTGGTTGCAGTTTTACTTAATTTGTCCAATAAAATGATTCGTTGCCTTGGGTGAATGTAATGTAAATTCAACCCTAAGAAACCGTCTGAGTATTGTTCTATTGGTATCACCAATGGGAACCTGTCGTAATATGGCATTGAATCTTTAGTCTTTGGATCATAGTAGTAAAAATACATCTTTCCAATAAATGTCTTATCTCTCAATCTTTGCCTGTCACGAATCAATGATGCTGGTGTTGGATTTAAATTTTTAACTTTTGAATTCAACCATTCTCTGGCATAACGAGTCCTTGGCGCCAAGCCTTCTTTTGCAAGAGATTGTTTGATTCGGTCGATAAGATAAGCCATTATGCTATTTATCTCAAAGACCTAACTCTTTCTCTGTTATAATTTTGAATTGCCAACCATGTTCCTTACAGAATAGATCAGCTGCACGCCACTTCTCCTGATTGATAGCATATGTAGCTACTTCCTGAAGAAATTTTTGTGTGCGTCTTTTTTGAACTGGTTTTTGAGTTTGTTTGAATGGTTTAACTTCTATGACCATGGTTGTTTCTTTATTTGCTTGACGAATTTTTGCAATAAAATCGGGAAAGTAACGGTGTACCTTTTGGTCAACTGGTGACTTATAAGGTATAAAAAGTTCTTCAGATGCCCACCATATAACCGCAGAATTTTCATCCAAATACTTCATTACACGAAGTTCCCATGAAGAACGATAGACGATATTTGTGGCATCGCCTTTATATTTTTGTGGGTTTCGAGGAGTAAACCATCCTTTATATGACATAAATACTATCTATCTCTCTTTCATAGGAAACACATATGCCGTTATTTGGCTTAGGCGAAATACGATTCGATAAAAATCCTGAAGCAACAAAAGGTCCTCTAGCTTCCCTGTACGAATCAAAGTATAAAACAAACACTTTAAAATATCCATTAGATGTAGGATCACCTGATAAAGGTCACTACATGCTAATTTATATTAACAAACAAAATTCATCCCAATTACAAGATGAACCACAAGAAGATTCGACTTCACAAGCTTTATCTGGTTTAGGAGGAACTTCAAATATAAACACGGCCGTTGGCGGTGAAGTTGGTAATTTCGTTTCAAGTCAAGCAGGAAAAATAGATTCTTTAACAGGAAGTACAGTAGCTTCAGGAATTGTTTCAGGCATTAAAAATATTGTTGGCGGATTAGGGTTTAATAAAACTACAGTATTGAGTGGAAATGGAGCAGCTACACAATCAATTATAAATCGAAATGTAAAAAGTTTACAATTGAATGGTGGTAAATTAAGTCAAACAAAACACACCGGCGATGTTATAGCTCTTTACATGCCAGATACATTAAATTTTGGTTTTAGACAAAATTATGATGAGTTGTCATTGACTTCAAATATGGCAGGTTTAGTTGGCACTTCTGCCGCTGAACAGATTATGGAAGGGGGCAATATAGAAAAATTTAAAGATGCAGTTAAAGCTTATCTTGCTCGAAAAGGTGAAGGATTAGGAGATATTGGTCGAGCAGGTGCTTTTTTAGGATTTGGTGCTGTAATTAATCCTATGTTAGAAGTAATTTATAAATCACCTTCTTTTAGAAGTTTTGATTATATTTTTAAATTTTATCCTAGAAGTGAAAGAGAAGCAATAGAAGTTCAAAAAATTATTAATCTTTTACAGTTTCATCAAGCACCAGAAATTAGAACTGATGGTTCAATCGGCATGTTAATACCTCCTTCAGAATTTGATATTAAGTTTTATTATTCTGGTAAAGAAAATGATAACATACCAAAAATAGGTTCTTGTGTTCTGAAAGACATACAAGTTAATTATGCTCCACAAGGTTGGTCTGCTTATGAAGTTCCTGGACAAAGTGCAACTTTGGGTGGAACAGGTATGCCAGTTGGAATTGAAATGACGTTATCATTCCAAGAAATAACTTACATAACAAAATCCATTTCTTTGCCAGGCGATATAACCGCAGAAAAAACTGCAGCAAGCCAGCGAGGCGAATTTGGTACATCTTGAAGAAATGAATTAAAATGGCAAAATTTTTCTCTTATTTTCCAAAAACATTTTACATTGCTAATAACACAACAAGTGGTGTAGATGTTGTAACGAATATAATCACTCGTTTTAAATTTGAAGATGGTTTAAAAAATAATTCAACGGCTTTTTATCCATATCAAATACAAGATTCTGATACTCCAGAAATTATAGCAGACAAGTATTATGGTGATTCCGAAAAACATTGGATTGTTTTATTGTTTAATGATATTGTAGATCCACAATTTGATTGGCCTTTACAATCAGAATCTTTGATTGAATATGTAAATAAAAAATATACTGCAAACGGTGCAGCTAATACGACCGTTCAATCAGGTCTTAATTGGGCATTAAGTACAAATAATCCACAAGGTTATTTTAAAATTGTAACCACGACTGTAAGTGATGGTACAATAACCACAAGAAAATATCAAATTGATGCAAACACATATGCAAATACTGTAGGAACAACAAACACATATACTACTGCAAATAATGAAACAGTAACAATTAAAATTTCAAAAGAAACTAGGTCTTATTATGAATATGAAATAGAATTAAATGAAAAGAAAAGAGAGATTAGGCTTTTAAAACGAGATTTTGTAACTGAAGTTGACAAAGAATTTAAAAGGTTAGTTTCTAGATGAGCTTTGAAATAAAACAATCTACTCAGTACATAGTCGATGAAGTAGTTCTTGTAACTAAATCGGGCAAAATAGATATTGGACCAATTTTTACTGAAATTAATATATTTGATTCGATGTTAATGCCGGTAATGAGTGGTAATATTATGATTCGTGATTCATTAAATTTGTCTGGCCAATTACTGTTTGATGGATCAGAATCGGTATTATTAAGTTTCAAAAAAGATGCTGAATCGGATATAGCGACATTTAAAAAAGCATTTAGAGTTTACAAGCAATCTGATAGAATTGCTGACGGTCCAGGAACAGTAAAATATTTATTACATTTTGTGTCTGACGAATTATTATATTCAGATCAACAAAGAATTAATCAATCATATGAAGCTACATATTCTGAGGTCGTTAGCAGAATACTTAGGGATTATCTTAAAGTACCTGAAAATAATTTAGGAGGAATTTATGAAGATTCTTCTGGTGTTAGGCAAATAGTTATACCAAATTTAAGACCTTTAGATGCTATACAATGGTGTGCCAAGAGAGCAATTGATTCTAAAAGTTCACCAAACTTTATATTCTTTCAAAATATAACTGGTTATAATTTTGCTACACTTTCAACCCTTTTAACACAACAAGAAATACTTGACATACAATATCAAACAAAAAATATAGAAGGTGTTAATTCAATTAGTGAAATGCAAGGCGCTAGGCACCTAGAAGTTTTGACATTGAATGATGCTATTAATAAAACCAGATCTGGTGTTAATGCAGGTAAATTTATTGGCTTTGATCCAATTACTCGTTCTATAATGACAAAGAACATAAGTTATGGTGACCATTATTTGACTATGGACCATGGTAATAAATCACCAAATTTCACATCTATTCAAAACCGTGAAGGTGTAGAAAATTCGGAAGCATATAATTCCCGTAAGGCTGTAAGTATTTTTGGTTATGCCAAACAGACGAGTGAATACATTAAGAAAAAAGACCCTTCTTCCATTTCAAAAGAAGAAAATATAGAAGATTGGTATTTTCAAAGAAAAGCTATTCTACAAAATTTAATGTCGAAAAAATTAAAGATTGTGATGCCTGGTAATTTTCAATTATCTTCCGGTTTCAATGTAAATGTTGAAGCACCTCAGATAGGTGTTAGTAATAAATCAACAAATGAAAATGATAAGAGTATAAGTGGTAAATATATAATTGTTGCTTCAAGACAAATTATAAGTTTTGAAAAACATGAAACAATTATTGAAGTTGCATCTAGTTCCTCTGATACTGGTTTCATAGCATCAAGTAGTAGAGAAGAACAAGATGAAATTTTAGAATATGGCGCCGAATGAAGATTGAAGAAAACAAAGATTTTGCTGGTAAAAACGGTTTTGTTTGGTTTACTGGTATCGTAGAAGATAGGCAAGATCCTTTAAAACTTGGTCGTGTCCGTGTTCGTTGTGTTGGATGGCATGCAGAAAATAAAATGCATTTACCAACGGATATGATTCCTTGGGCTATCGTTGCTTATCCACCAAATAATACAAATCCATATGCACCAAAAGATGGCGACATGGTATTTGGTTTCTTTGCTGATGGAGAAGCTGCACAATCTCCAATAGTTGTTGCTACTTTTCCTAGCATTCCATTAAAAGCAGGAAATGCACAGGATGCTTTTAGTGATTGCCGTGAAGGTGATGTACTATCTTCAGCTCCAGTAAAACCAAATGAAGATGCTTCATTATATCCAAGAAAATTAGATGAACCAACAACCTCACGCTTAGCAAGAAATGATTCTGATTACCTATCGCCAATTAATGAAAGTAAAAAAGAAAAGAAAGAATCGAAAGTAGAACCAGATTCTTATTATAACGCTGTTTATCCTTACAATAATGTTTATGAATCTGAATCTGGCCATGCATTAGAATTTGATGATACAAAAGATGCTGAGAGAATTCATTTGTATCACCGTTCAGGTTCATATGTTGAATGGGGGCCAGA